AGTATAGACAGATCCAACAGGGAATAAGGTTTGCATCACAGCAGCAACAGCCGTTTGCACAAAAGCCGTTGTTGCAAGCTTAGTGGTGTTATCTGCTGATGATTGCGTTACAGCGGTGGAGCCCGTAGGAAGACTAGGAGAACCAATAAAAGCAGGACTATTAAGGTCTGCTTTAGTAGCTACAGCAGTTGCAATGTTATTAAATTCCGTATCAATCTCAGTTCCTTTAACAATCTTTAAAGGATTACCAGAAGCAAGACTGTCCTTGCTTGCAAAGTTTGTACTTTTTACATAATCAGTCATGTTTATTCCTTAAACAATCTTTCCGTTCTTGGCCTGTATTTCTATCTTTTGAATGCTCAGAGGAGAACCATTAACGTCTGTCTCATAACCTGTCTGAATAACCTTCCCAGAGCCTGTTGGATATGCCCTTAAGGTCTGCAAAGCAGTGCCGCCTGAGTATTCAGCAGTTGTGTTATATTCTGCTACTCCGTAATAATATACCCCTTGAGCAGGGATCTGAACGTTAGATGAGTAGTAATTACCGCTAAAGTCATATCCCCACTTTATTGTAATATATTGATTACTTCCTCCAATCACAACTACTGATAGTCGTTTAAGAATAGAAGTAACTGAAGGCTGTCCTAAGTCAGTATGGTTAGTGAAATACTGAAACCGATAAGAAGTTCCGTTATCCTGGTAACCTGTATATGTTCCAATATACCCTGCTTTACCTATGAGCAAAGTTCCATCTACTTTTTGACAAAAACTTTGAGGTTCAATAGAATCCCATGTAGTTGCTCTGGCTGAACCGTCAGGCATAGCTGTCTTCATGTCAAAGCAATAAACAGTTTTTAATGTCGGAAGTGTTAGAAGATAGAAACCTTCAATAGGGTTATAAACTGCTTTAATGTTTGCTTTAGTTTCACCTGCAACAGCGCTCATCAAGTCTTTACGGACATTCTTAGAAAGGTCTCGCAAAGGAGATGATTTTTCTTGAATGGTTCTCAGAATACTTCTAACACCCGTATCAGACAAGAAAATAACATCTGTACCGGTGTTGACAACTGAATCCCTTGCAATACATCCAATACCTGTAATTACATCATACAGTGTCATTGTTGCAGGAGCATTGGCTCCTTGATAAATAAGAATGTTGTTATTGCCAAAGATAAACAAGAAGTTGTTATGCGCAGCCAACGCTACGATAGTGTCTCCTCCTTTAGGCCATACCGTAGTAGTATCCAAAGTTCCTGCTGTACCTGATCCAAACTTGTGTGGGTTCTTTAGATCAGACCATTGAACAGTTACTTTATCAGTTGTAGTATCTGCATTCCAGATACGACCGTAGGCACTGATAACAATATTTGCAAGTTGAACAGTACCGTTATATCCTGCTTCTTGATCTACACGATAATAAGTAGTAGTAGACGTCCCTGGATCAAAACCCAAAGGATTATGCCCTCGTTGGTAGAAATACAAATCACCATCCAAGAAAGCCGTAGACCAATTATCTGCTGTAATCGTGGGGGCAGTACCTACACCATTAAATGTAACTTCAGAAAGAACCCCGCCTGATAGCTTAAACAGCTTATTATTTCCTGCACAGAGGGTATATGAAGCGCCGTCTTTATCTACTAATTCAGCGATTGTTTTAATGTTCGCTGTACCTAAAGCAGCTATACTTGAATGCGCAGGTGTCCACCCTTTACGAGCGCCTACACGGCCATATTGATCAATCACACAGTTATTAGCCACCAAAGCAAAGCCAGAAGCAAGATCCAATGAACTATCCTGAGTATTCAACCCATAAAACCCGGGAGCAGTGATTGAAAAAGCTTGAAGTACTTGAGCCATTACGTTGCCTCAAAAGAATCGTTCTCAGGCGAACGTGCAAGCTCCAGAGCAATAAGATCAGACATAGCTGCTCTTGCCAGCGCATAAGCTTCAGAACTGTTCAGACCACCATCTTCTCCTCGTTCAACCAAAGACCTTGCATAAGCGTTCAAGACAATAGGCTCTTTAGCCAACTTGGTTGTAGAAGAATCAGTAGTAAAGTCTTCTTCTGGAACAATCAGACTGAACCGAATGTTGTAGACTGCATTAGGTACAGGCCAGAACTTAACTTGAGTATCTCCATTGCTGTCAACACCCTGAATGGTGTAATACATAGGGAGCGCCTGGATTGGCGTAGGGATAGTGTAATAAAAGTTATCATGGTCGGTATGAGATAGAGGCGTCAACTGATAATAGTTGGAAGTGTTGATCACATCCATAGTCTTAAAACGCCTTCCAGCATTTGTTAGACTATAGTTTCCTACTTGTCCTGCTACTGTCGTAACTGTTACTGCTTGATTAAAAGCATCCCAATCGTAAGCATCAGAAATCTGACGTTTAGCATCATTAACAAATTTACCTACCAATGTAGATAAAGAGTTTTCATTGACAGTGCTAACCGTAGGTTCCCGCAAACGCACGAGAACATCGTTAACAATGTCTAAATAAGTGGACAGAGCCATGATTATTTATATTTCTTTTTGGTTTTACCGGCTTCACTCAATGCAATTGCAACCGCTTGCTTTTGAGACTTGACAACAGGACCGCCTTTACCGGAATGCAGAGTTCCTTCTTTCCACTCATGCATAACCTTCTTAACCTTCTTTTGACCAGCGCTAGGTTTTTTCATAATAAATCCTTATTTAAGAGTCAACATGAACAAGGTGCTTTGATATAGAGCAGCAATCTCGTCAATGATGTTATGCAAGGCAGTCTCAGTACGTGGACAGATAGATTGACGGTTTCCTTCAATCCAATCCAACTGAGAGCGTAGAACCTCAGAGATAGTTCCTTTATACTTATTAGGAACAACAGGAATATCCAAGCGAACGCCGTAACGGCCTTGATAGGCCTCAGCAAAGTCGTCAACCAAAGGAATAATACCGTCATAGAATTCATTCAGTGTCTTATGTTCAGCATAAGAATTAGTCTTCAAATGAACCGTATGGGCGATGTTCCGGGCACTGAACAACATCCCTACAAGTTCACCGGCAGCATTAGTAGCCATATTTGTTCCTTATTTCAATAAGATTCTATCTACAATAAAAGTCATCACGCCACCAACGGCTGACGCCACAGTCATTCCCATCCAGAATCCCCCTTTGGACTTGTTTGCAAGCTCTAAAAGGCATTTAACATCTTTACTCAAGATATGCACTTCTTTTTGAAGCGATGTCACCTGAGCCTCAAGCTTGCCAAATTCACGGGGATCAATGTCAGACATTTGCTTTCCTTGGACGGCCCATCTTAACTTTTGTAGTGTTCATGGTAAAAGAAGTATCAGTACGTTCTTCGTTTACATCCTCGTCCATTTGAGTCACATCAATACGGACATAACCAGTGTGTCCCTTCATTGATTCAATATCATGGGGAAGATTAAATTCAACAGTGTTTCCACTTTGCAAACAACGATATACTGCCATATAAGTCTCCAAAGAAGACTCCCCCGCCTTTTGAGCAGGGGAGTTACTTCAATTAGGCCGGGACGGCCAAAGCGTAAGCCGAGCTAGCGTTAGCAGCACCAGCGGTAGCCGAGGGACGCAGAGCAGCAACACCATAGATGGTGTCACTGGTGAACAGCGTACCCAGGTATTCCTGCTTGTACTGCGTCTGAGCGCGAACGCCCTGCTGCTCAACCAGAACCATCGAATCACGATGACCCATCAGAGCAATACGGTCAGCACCGCTGTTACCAGCGCCGTAGTCAGCGTTAGAGCTAACAAACACAGGCATACCATACAGGTTACCGATTTCACCGTTGCGAATGGTGTTGTTGGAACCGGCTTCACCAACGAACGCCTGCTCGGTATAACGAGCCAAGCCCATCAGCGTGTTACGGCTAGACGGAGGAATCAGGAAGAAACGACCGTCCATAGGAACATCGTTGTCATCCAGACGCTGGATCGTGCGGCGAATAGCAGCATCGGTCAGAGCAGCGGCGTTAGAGGTGGAGCTGTTATAAGCAGTCGTACCGTCCGAACCGATATAAGCCTTGGTGCTAGAAGCAGCCGTAGCATAGTCGTTAGTACCCACGGTAGCACCGTTAAACTGACGACCCAGACGAACCAGATCGGTGTCCACTTGACGAGCAAGAGCGTAGCCAGCGTCATCGGTGTAGAACGAACGCAGGCTCGTCAGAGCTTGCACTTCCACAATGTCTTCGATCAAACGCGAATACTCATAATGCTTGTTGATAGACACCAGGGTATCGCCCTCGGTGTTAACAATCAGCGTCACAGCGTTGGTAGCACCCTTAGCAGAAGCAGAGCCACGAACCGGGGTAGGAATGTGAACAGCGTCACCCTTCTTACCTTTGAAGTTCATACGCTTGATAACGTTAGCCAGGACCAAGTTCTTTTTGTAGGCAGCAACGATTTCGTCAGACCACAGCTTGGGGATAAAATTAGCTGCGGTAGTGGTGGTCGTATTATTTGCCGGGGAAAATGCAGTTGCCATTTAATTACTCCAAAATTAATAGATTAACGTACACGATCCTCGTTGTAAGCCTGCATGATTTCATCAGCAAGGGCCTCATAACGTTGAGGATTAGTCATTTTGAGCCGAATAAGGTCGGCACGCCGATAGACACGCTTAGAAGCCTCTCCAGTGCCCCCTACGTCCACTCCAGCAGCTTTAAGATTCCGAGCTGTTTCACCAGTTTCCTCGGTTTGTTTAGCCTTAATGCCTTTTAGAGCTTTATAGGTAGACAGCAGTTCATTGGCTGAGTCAAAGTCATATTCAGTATCCGCTTTGGCATAAAGCCCCATACGAACACTGGAACCTTTAACCCATTCTGCAAAACCAGGATCATTTACGACCTCGGTAAAGTCAGGATGTTCTGTAGCCAGTTTCTGTTGAATTTGCATCTTCTTAAACTCTTGTGCAGCTTGACGCGCAGCAAGAATGTCAGGATGCGATTCCACAGTCTTTTGA